CGGATTTCGATCGACTACGCAGTCCGAGGGTGCACTGCTGCCGTTGCAAAGCTGTGCGAGCGGCGAAGAAAAGGCAAGGTGAGGAAAGAGCTGTGAGGGCGAAGGAGAAGACGCGGATGATACCCATCTTGCCGGGGGAAATGGCGCTGGAGCATTGGAAGGATAGAACAGGGTATGAGGTTTGCGTATGACTGCACGATGTCAGGTGAATACGCCACTCGTATGGACTGATGACCGATGCGTAGAACTCGATGCACTTTCCTGCGTGGGCTTGCAATCGCGGAACGACTCAGTGCAACATTTGACGATGATGATAGTCCTTGAATGATATGGGAAAGATGAGCATGGCTGTCACTGGTGAATCCTGTCTCCCGAACTGGCTATCATTCCCGGACCCTAAACCGCCTGCGCCAACACTTGACACCAAAGCCTTGATGCACGTCGAGTATGAGCAAATTTTCGAGCGGGTGATCGAGGACATCTATCGTGGACGATCCTTGCAGTCATTGATCGAGGGTGACCCCCGCGTCGTGTCGTATGAGGGCTTTCTGCGCTGGATCAAGCGTGATCCTCAGCGACATGAGCGGTTCAAGGAGGCGCAGGAGATGCGCACAGAGTTCCTTGCCGGGGAGATTCTGGAGATTGCTGATGGGTTGGAGTCCGTGGACCCATCATCGAACGACACCGTGAATCGGGATAGGCTGCGAATTGATACCCGCAAATGGCTCATGAGCGCACACAACAAGAAGCGGTATGGTGAGTCCAAGCAGATCGAGCTTGGCGGGACAATCTCGATCACTGAGGCGCTGGCGCAGGCACAAGCTCGGGTGATCGAGGCCGAGGTAATCGAGGTCGAGGATCGTCCTCGTTTGGAGGACAACTCTTGACCATTGACGGCAACCGGATGAACTGATGCAAAAAATGCGGTACTCCCATGAGGACGAGCAACTGCTGATGTCGCAGTTGTGGAGCCCAACCGTCAAGGATGACCCTGAAGCGTTCGTACTGTTCGCGTTTCCGTGGGGGCAGAAGAACACTCCCCTTGAGCACTTCAAGGCCCCTCGTGCCTGGCAGCGCAGGACGCTTCGACGTGTTGCACAGGTCATCCGGGACAACAGGGGGAAGAAGTCTGATGGTGAGATGATGGACGCTCTACGTCGTGCTGTGTCGTCTGGTCGCGGTGTCGGTAAATCTGCTCTGGTGTCATGGTTGATCATCTGGATGCTGACTACGCGGATCGGATCGTCAGTGATCGTGTCGGCCAACAGCGAGAGTCAGTTGCGCAAAGTGACCTGGGGTGAGTTGACCAAGTGGGTCACGATGGCGATCAACTCTCACTGGTGGGAGCCGACGGCTACGAGTCTGAATCCGGCAAACTGGTTGACTGAACTGGTCGAACGCGACCTGAAGAAAGGCACCCGGTACTGGGGAGCTGAGGGCAAGCTGTGGAGCGAGGAGAACCCGGACGCCTACGCCGGAGCGCACAACATGGACGGCATGATGGTGATTTTCGACGAAGCCAGTGGGATACCTGACTCCATCTGGTCCGTTGCAGCGGGCTTCTTTACTGAAGACATCCCTGACCGATACTGGCTTGCGTTCTCCAATGGTCGGCGCAACACCGGGTATTTCTACGAGGCCGTGGAGGGCAGTAAGCGCGAATTCTGGGAGTCCGAAAAGATCGATGCCCGCACGGTCGAAGGTACCGACAAGACCATCTATCAGCAGATCATCGATGAGTATGGTGAGGACTCCGATGAGGCGCGTGTGGAAGTCTACGGGGACTTTCCAAAGTCTGGTCAAGATCAGTTCATCGCGCCACACTTGGTCGACGACGCCATGAGGCGTCCGCAGCACAAGGACATGACGGCACCTGTTGTAATTGGTGTGGACCCGGCACGAGGAGGGGCAGATTCAACCGTCATCGTTGTGCGACGTGCGCGGGACATCGTGGCGATCAAGCGATACAGGGGCGATGACACAATGACCACCGTGGGTCACATCATTGACGCCATTGAGGAGTACCGACCGGCGCTGACTGTGATCGATGAAGGCGGTCTTGGGTACGGTGTTCTTGACAGACTCACTGAGCAGAAGTACAAGGTGCGAGGTGTCAACTTTGGCTGGAAGGCGAAGAACCCGGTGATGTGGGGCAACAAAAGGGCTGAGATGTGGGGAGCCATGCGGGATTGGCTCAGATCGGCCAGCTTGCCGCAGGACAGGTTGCTGAAAGCCGATCTGATCGGACCGATGAAGAAGCCGAACTCCGCCGGAACCATATTCCTGGAGGGAAAGAAGGAGATGAAGGCTCGTGGGTTGGCGTCACCTGACGCTGCTGATGCGATCGCTGTAACTTTTGCATTCCCTGTCGCACATCGGGAGTACAATGATCGTAAACCTCTGCGCGTCAATGCTCAGAGCGGCGCAGGTTCTGCAAGCTGGATGGGTGCATGATGTCAGATTCAACAATGGGGAAGATCATCACCTGGCCGAAAAGTCTGGAGCGGATTGAAACAACAATGGAGAAGAAAGCGGTGCTCAAAGCGACTCAGGATTGTCTTATTGTGCGGCCAGACATGGAGAAGCATGACCTGTTCATTCTTTTGCGGAAGAAGCATACCGGGACAGGTGTGGTCATCTCTGCCGGACCGGATGCCGTAGACGTGAAGGTTGGTGACAGGGTAGTTTTTGGGGATAGCATCGGACAGGACCTTCGATGGGAAGGCGAGGACCTGCTTGTCATGCGAGAAGAACACACCCTCGGAGTGATCGAGGAATGACAGATTCGATTGGGATTGTGGCTGCGTCGAATGTTGCCAAAGACGATTCCGTGTTGTCTGTCATGCGCAGCCGCATGACGATGGCGATTTCAGCGCTCTCTGGAACCCGTGACAGCGAACTCGACGACTTGCGGTTTTACGCTGGGTCTCCGGACAACCAGTGGCAGTGGCCGAACGATGTGCTCCAGACCCGTGGATCGAGTCAAGGACCCGTCGTCAGTGCTCGCCCATGTCTGACCATCAACAAGCTGCCTCAGCACGTCAAGCAGATCACCAATGAGCAGCGGATGAACCGGCCAACGATCAAGGTGCTCCCTGTTGACGACAAGAGTGACATCGAGATGGCCGATGTCTTCAACGGTGTGATTCGCCACATCGAGTACACATCTGACGCAGATGTGGCCTACGACACTGCGTGTGAGAACCAGGTCACGCATGGTGAAGGTTATCTTCGCATCCTGACCGAGTATTGCGATGACACATCGTTCGATCAGGAGATCAAGATCGGGCGCATTCGCAACAGTTTCTCGGTCTACATGGACCCAATGATCCAGGACCCTGCTGGCGCAGATGCTCGGTGGTGCTTCATCACTGATGATATGACCAAGGATGAATACGAACGGGCATACCCAGAGGCTTCGCCAATCAGCACCCTCACGGCAAGGGGGGTAGGCGACTCATCGATCAATCAGTGGATCAGTGAGACCACTGTGCGTGTCGCTGAGTATTTCTACATCGAATGTGAAAAGGCGACACTCAATCTGTACCCCGGCAATCAGACAGCGCTCACCGGCACCCCCGAGGACAGCCTGTTGCGGGCGATGTTCGGCAAGCCTCTGCGCTCCCGGCGGTCGGATCGTGAGAGAGTCAAGTGGTGCAAGACCAACGGCTATGAGATTCTGGAGGAGAGTGAATGGGCTGGATCGTTCATCCCGGTTGTGAGGGTGGTCGGTAACGAGTTCGAGGTCGATGGTCAACTGTACGTGAGCGGTCTGGTGCGCAACGCCAAGGATGCTCAGCGCATGTACAATTATTGGTGCTCTCAAGAAGCCGAGATGCTGGCACTGGCCCCCAAGGCACCTTTTATCGGGTACGGTGGTCAGTTCGAGGGGTACGAGCAGCAGTGGAAAACAGCCAACACCCAGAACTGGCCGTATCTGGAAGTAAACCCGGATGTCACCGATGGCCAGGGTGCTGTGCTTCCACTGCCTCAACGGGCGCAGCCTCCAATGGCGTCCAGCGGTCTTCTGCAAGCCAAGGCAGGTGCATCGGAAGACATCAAGTCGACGACTGGTCAATACAACGCATCGCTGGGCATGACCAGCAATGAGCGCTCTGGCAAGGCGATTCTCGCTCGACAGCGCGAATCAGATGTTGGCACATACCATTACGCTGACAACCTGGCGCGTGCGGTTCGCCATATCGGTCGCCAATTGGTAGACCTGATCCCGAAGATTTACGACACCGCACGGGTGGCCAGAATCCTCGGTGAAGATGGTGAACCGTCGACGGTCAAGATGAACCCGGATCAAGAGGAGCCGGTCAAAAAGATCATGGGACCGGGTGGTGTGGTGGTTGACAAGATATACAACCCCCGCGTAGGCAAGTACGATGTGCGGGTTATCACTGGTCCAGGGTACGCCACCAAGCGGCAAGAAGCGCTTGAGTCGATGGCTCAATTGCTGCAAGGCAACCCGCAACTGTGGCAGGTTGCCGGTGACCTATTCGTCAAGAACATGGATTGGCCGGGTGCTCAGGACCTTGCCAAGCGGCTTCAGAAGATGCTTGATCCAAAGGTCATGGCTGATGAGGATAACCCCGCTCTGGTTGCAGCCAATCAGCAGATGGAGGCAATGAACGCCGAGATGCAGCAGATGTTCAAAATGTTGCAGAACGTTCAGCAATCGATGGAAGCCAAGGAGATGCACATCAAGCAGTTCGAGGCCGAGATCAAGGCGTACCAGGCCGAGACGCAGCGAATCAGTGCAGTACAGGCAGGTATGACACCTGAGCAGATTCAGGACATCGTGATGGGGACCATTGCTGCTGCGGTGGATGCTGGTGACCTGAGCGCAGGCGCGCCCCAGATGCAAGAGAATCCACAACCAGATACACTAAGGATGCCCCAGATGCCTGAACAGCAGGGGACACCCTCACAAATCCCGTATGAGGAACAGCAATGAGTATGCGTCAAATCACATCCTGTCTGGGGTATCAGCAGATCACATCCCTTGCCACAGCCGTCGGACTGACTGTGCCTACCCTCTCTCCCGAGGGATTACAGTGTTCCCCGTCCGTTGCGGTCATTATTCCGACAGGTGGCGGTATTCGGTGGCGGGATGACGGGATCGCTCCTACGGCATCAGTTGG